GGCAGGACGATAGCTTCGACCGTCCCGCTTATTACGAACAAGGCGGACGCCTTTACGACGCACATGATCGCCTGATCGAACCGGGCAAGCCGGTTTCCGGACCCGATCCGGTCCCTGTCGCCGTTGCTGAGCCAGAACCGGATAACGAATTGATGCCTGCCGCAACCTTGCTGGCGCAGGCCGATTCGATGGCGTGGGCCAAGTTCCGTTCCGAGGCCAAGAAGATCCTGGGCACGACATGCCCGGCGGGCAAGGAAGACATCAAGCGTGCGCTGGCGGATGCTGTAGCAGCCGTCGAAGCCAGGCTCGATCGCTCAAAGCCGAAGGCGGCAACGTCGCCAGGTCTCACCTGGGATGGTGTTACGGGCGGTTCGGAAGCAGCCAAGGGCGGCGCCGTCGATCTCGCGGCCTGGGCCATGGGCAAGCGCGAATACCTATTCGGCGAAGTGCAGAAGGCTATTCGCACGGCCTACCACAAGCAGGTCACGGAACGGAGGGATGCCGTGGACTTCCTCGTCGAACAAAAAGTCATCGCAGCCGCCAACGCGCGCCGCGATGTCTACGCATAACGCGAGAGGCACCAGATGGCTATCACTTGGACAGTGCTGACCGGATCCAAGGATACGGAAGGGTCGCTGGCAAATTTTGTCAACCGATCCGATTTGCCGACCACCAACATCCTTCTGGAAGCGGAAGCCTGGATCTACCAGCACTTGCGTGTCAGGGAGATGATTACGCGCACGACGCTGACGGTAGCCGCAGCAGCTCAGTCGGTAGCCCTGCCAGACGACTTCCTAGATCCGATCACTTGGACGATCTACGGGGACAGCTACCCGCTCGACTATATGTCGGAAGACAAGTTGCAGGAATCCCGTGATCCAGACGGCGTTCTGGTCACGGGGACCCCCAACCAATGGGCCATAATCGGCTCAACCATCTATGTGAACTGCCTGTGCAGTACGGCGCAGACCGGCATCTTTATGTACTACGCGCGGCCGGCCGCGTTGTCGGTCTCGAACGAGACGAACTTTCTGACAACCAAATACCCAACGCTGCTTCGCCATGCCTGCATGGCGTTCGCCTACGAGCACATGAAGGACACGGGCCGGGCACAGCAATGGATGCAAACCGCAACGCTGAAACTAGCCGAGGCCAAGGCGACCGCCGATCTGGTCCGCCGCGGCCAGAATATACCGGCATAGGGAGGTCTCGCCGTGGTTGACTCAATCACACCGAACATCAAGATCACAAACCAGACCGAAGGCGGCAATAACAACACCTGGGGTGCGATCGCCGATACCAATTTCGAGACCATCGACAACAAGTTTGGCGATATGACCTCGATTACGACGACGGGCGGAAATACCACGCTGACCGATAGTCAAGAGATTGTCGCGATTCTGTACGTCGATGGCACGCTGGCGTCGAACGCAGAGATCACATTCTCAGGCCGAGGCGGGTTCTGGATCGTAAACAACAATACGACCGGCGACTACACGCTGACATGCAAGGTCTCAGGTCAGACCGGCGTTGTCATCCCACAAGCCGGTAAACGCCTCATCTATTGCGATGGCACCGACATCCTGTTAGGGAACACCGAAACGGCTGTTGCAGAAGAAGTCCTCGTCGCATCGGCCACGACCTGCGATATTCTCGGGGCCGGTAGCGAGTTTATCAGAATAAGCGGCACAACGACGATCACATCGTTCGGTTCCGCCGCCAACCAGAAACGATTTGTGCGAGCCACTGGCGCATTCAAGATCACGCACAACGCATCGACGCTGATCCTTCCTGGGGCACAAGACATCACCACGGCTTCTGGTGACACTTTTATCGTGATCTCAGACGCATCTGGCAACGCGCGCGTTTACGCCTACCAGCGGGTTTCTCAGCCGCCTCCCGTCATGCCGATTGGAACAATCCTTGACTTTGCCGGATCGAGCGCCCCGAGTTATTTCCTGTTGTGTTACGGCCAGGCCATCTCACGCACGACCTATGCGGCGCTCTTTGCCGTCATCAGCACTACATATGGGGCTGGTGATTCAGTAACCACCTTTAACCTGCCTGATTGCAGGGGCCGCGTTGCTGCCGGTAAGGACAACATGGGCGGCTCGTCGGCGAACCGGCTCACCGATCAATCTGGTGGTCTCGATGGCGATACCCTGGGTGACACGGGCGGTGTTGAGACCTCCACGCTCTTGAGTGCCAATCTTCCCAATGCCACGCTGACGGTGACGGGTACGGCCGCTGCAAGTGGCACACACGCGCATGCTGTTCCGGACACGCATGGCGGTTCTTCGACGGGATCTGGGTTTCCGGGGTTTGATGGAACAGGAGCCGCTTACCCAACCTACTCCGAAACCTATCCCGAGGGCGCGCACATCCATAGCGTCTCCGGCACGACCAGCTCTATCAACGGCGGCGTGACTCAGACTGCATTTAACAACGTGCAGCCGACCATCATCTTCAACAAGATCATCTTTGCGGGAGTCGAAGCATGAGCCTCCCGCTCGAAATTCCGCCCGGCATTCTCAAAGTGGACTCACCCAACGCGGGGAAGGGCCGCTTTACCGACAGCGACAAGATCCGCTTTGAAAACGGGTTTGCGGAAAAATGGGCCGGTTGGGAGTTGTTCAGCGACACCCAGCTTGAAGGCAAGGTTCGGGGCGCGACGTTCTGGACAAATCAGTACGGCAACCCGAACGCTGCTTTTGGAACGACTGTACGGCTCTATGCGCTGACCGGCACCGACACGATTACCGACATCACGCCGATCCGCGACAGCGGAACGCTCGGCAATGACCCGTTCTCGACGACGAACGCGTCGACCGTTGTCACGGTCACAGATACGTCGCACGCAGCTTCGGCTGGCGACTATGTGACGTTCGACGGAGCTACGGCGGTGGGCGGAATCACCATCGACGGGCAATACCAGATCGTTACGATCGTTGACGCCAACAGTTACACGATCACCCATTCCTCACCGGCAACATCGACGGCAACAGGTGGCGGTGCGTCGGTGACGTATGCCTATAACATTGCCAACGGCTCAGAAAGCTCAACAGCCGGTCTTGGCTGGGGTTCCGGGCGCTGGGGTGAGGGAACATGGGGAACCGAGCGCACCGATGGCATTACGCTGGCGTTGCGGCATTGGTCCTTGGCACCTTACGGAAACGATCTTTTGGCCGTGCCATCAGGCGGATCGCTCTATCTGTGGCAAGAGGCGACTGACCCCGTCGCTGAAAAAGTGACCAATGCGCCAGCATCGATCAAGTCCATGTTCGTAACCGGCGAGAGGTTCATCTTTCTGCTCGGCACGATAACACCCATGACGGTCCAATGGCCGGATCGTGACGACATCACAGACTACACGCCATCATCTAGCAACACTGCCAACAGCCGCGTTTTGCAGGAAGGCTCCGTGCTTGTTGCCGGAACGGCGCTGACGGATGGCGTGTCCCTGGTCTGGTCGGATACGGCAACGTATCTGTTCCAATATACGGGGTCTGAGTTCATCTACGACTCGCGCATGATCGCGAAAAACTCCGGTCTGATCGGACCGCTGGCGTTCACCGTCGCGCAGGGCACCGCATATTGGATGAGTTCAAGCGAGTTTTATATGTTCAACGGAAGCGTCGTGCAGGTGCCACGCTCCGACGAGATTAAGGAGTATGTGTTCCGCAACCTTGATCAAACCTTTGCCGACAAGTCGTGGGTTCTCTACGATGAGACGACCAACCAGGTGCGGTTTCATTACTGCTCGAGCGGATCCGTCGAGCCCAACCGTTACGTCGATGTAAACCTTGACGGTACCTATGATTGGACGGTCGGAACGCTGGCGCGGACATGCGGCACACAATTCGAGGAAGGCGTCAAATCCACGCTTCTGGTTTCATCGGATGGCTACATCTACCAGCATGGTGTCGGCACCGATGCCGACGGCGCCGCGATGGAGGCGTACATCACCTACGGGCTCTATGCCATCGCAAACGGCGATGCCAACGTGGACATTATGGGTCTCATTCCCGACATGACGCGCCAGACCGGCGACGTCACGTATGAGCTCTATACCAGGGAGCGGCCCAATTCATCGTCGAACTTCGATTCCAAGACACTGACGCTGTCTGAGACCACGGAAATAGAGGATGCCCGCTTGGAAGGCAGGCACTTCGGCATGACGATCCGCTCGAATGTGGTCGGCGGCGATTTCCGGCTTGGCATTCCGAAGCTGGAAATCCAACAGTCCGGTGAACGCCGTTGAGGCCGGTTCATCTGGGGCCAGTGCCCAGCGATCCCATGAAGAAACTGGATTGGTGCGTGATGGCAATTCAGCAGATCGCGCGGGCCTCACAGACGCACGATCCGAATGTGACGGCGGACAGCTTTGCGGTCTCCAACGTGACCGAAACGCGCTCTTTGGATGCTGATTCCACGACGCTAGGGGAGGTTGCGGACGTTCTCTGCACCTTCATTCAGGACTTGAAGAGACGCGGTCAAAAGGGGGCGGCGGTATGAAGATCGAAGTGGCGGGAAGCGACGAGGCGACCTTTTGTGAGGTCTTCAGCCTGCTGGTCGAGTTTCATCGCGAAGGCGGGCTGGCGCCACTGGATTTGGACGATGCATCCCGCAACACCTATCTCACGCTGACCGAGGGCATGACTCTTGTGGCACGCGATGACAACGGCGCGATTATCGGAATGCTGGCGCTGCATGAATTGAAGTTCTGGTACTCCAAGGCGCGCCATCTGCGTGACGCTTGGTTCTACGTCAAACCGCAGTGCCGCGGCGGTGATATCGGGAAAGATCTGATGCAAGCGGCCAAGAAAATCGCCGACGACAAGAACATGATTCTGTTCATCGATGTCAGTAATCCGGACCGGCGCCCGAAGCGGACCAAGGCAACGCTTGCCTGCCAGACCGCCGGATACGTCCCGATCGGGTTCAGTCTTCAATTGAGGTAGAAGATAATGTGCAAGGAATCTGAAAAGAAGTCAGAGACCAAAACAGAGATCCCGCAATACGTCGAAGATGCGGGCAAGCTGCTGGTGTCCAAGGCAACGGACGTAGCCAACAAGGAATTCACGCCCTACACGGGGGATCGGTTCGCAGACTTCACGCCCGATCAGCTCAGTTCCTTCCAGAAGATCCGCGATCTTGTCGCCAACTCACCTGATGTTGGTACGCAGGCGATCAAGATGCTGACGGATTATGCCAACAATCCGCAGCAGATGGTATCGACGGAGCGGATTGTTGATGAGAACGGCAGGCTTGGCGCTCTGTCAGATTACTTCAATCCGTATGTCGATAACGCCTTGCAGCCGGCAATTCGCAAGATCATGGAGAGCGCGGCGCAGCAGAAAAAGGCTCTCGGAAGCTCGGCAACATCATCGGGCGCGTTTGGCGATGCGCGTCATGGCATCGTGGAAAGCAATCTCAACCAGAACACATCGACGGCGATCGGCGACACGGCTACGAAGTTCTATTCCGATGCCTTCGACAAAGCGATGGCAGCCCGTTCTTCGGATGCCCAACGATTCCTGACGGCAGACACGACCATGGGTCAGTTTGGCGAACAAGCCCTTGGTCGCAAGTTATCTGGCGCCAATGCGCTTGTCAGCGATGCGCAGGCCGATCAAACAC